GAGATGTAGATAGGTGTACGATACGACTTGGTGATAGTTGGACCATTGCGGTTCCTATGGGCGATGGCAGCAAGATTCGAGGTCTTAGGGCACATATTATTATCGCTGACGAATTCGCATCAATATCTCCTGATATATATGAAACAGTTGTTGCTGGTTTTGCTGCGGTATCTGCTAGTCCTATTGAAAATGTAAAGGAAGAGGCTCGTAAGAAGGCTCTAAAGGACGCTGGTCTATGGAATGAAGAGTTTGATACTCTAGAAAAGAAAATGGGTAATCAGGCCATTATAACGGGTACAGCAGACTATAGCTTTAAGCACTTTGCTCAGTATTGGAGAAGATATAAAGGGATTATAGAGAGTCAGGGAGACAAGCATAAATTAGAAGAATTATTTAAAGGGGAAGTTCCTGATAATTTTAACTGGGATGATTATAGTATTATCAGAGTGCCATATGAATTAATTCCCAAAGGCTTTATGGATGATAAGCAGGTAGCTAGAGCTAAAGCTACAATTCATACCGGTATATACAATATGGAATATGCTGCATGTTTCACAAAAGACAGCGATGGATTCTTTAAACGAAGCCTCATAGAGTCCTGTGTCGTTAAAGAGGATAACCCAGTGGTTATTAATGATAAGCCAATTATCTTCGATGCTGTCATCTCAGGGAATCCTAATAATCAATATATCTATGGAATTGACCCAGCTTCAGAAAAAGATAATTTCAGTATTATAATCCTAGAATTACACGAAGATCATAGTAGGATAGTTTATTCGTGGACTACTAATAGAAGTAATTTTAAAGAAAGACAAAAAACAGGATTAGTTAATGAACATGATTTCTATGGTTTTTGTGCAAGAAAGATTCGCAATCTCATGAAGACATTTCCTCCAAAGGTAATTGGAATGGATGCTCAGGGAGGTGGCGTGGCTATTGAAGAGGCTTTACATGATCCTAGAAATTTAGAGAATGGAGAGCATTTAATTTGGCCTACGATTAACTATGACAAAACTAAAGATACAGATTCTCAGGTTGGATTGCATATTTTAGAACTTATTCAATTCGCTAAAGCAGATTGGACAGCACAGGCTAATCATGGATTAAGAAAAGACTTTGAAGATAGAGTATTGCTCTTCCCTAGATTTGATCAATTGACACTAGGTTTAGCTTTAGATAAAGAAGGTAAAGATATTATTGAAGCAGATTTAACTCCATTATATGATAATTTAAGTGAATGCATATTAGAATTAGAAGATCTTAAAAATGAGCTTACTACAGTAGTAATGAGTCAGACTAGTACCGGAGCAGGAGCTAGAGACAGATGGGATACTCCAGAAGTAAAAATGCATAATGGTAAAAAGGGCAGATTAAGAAAAGATAGATATAGTTCTTTAGTAATAGCTAATATGTTAGCTCGTCAAACAAGGCAAAAATTAGCTGCTCCTCATTATGATGTTATCGGAGGGAACAGAAGAGAAATAGTAAATGAGGATGGAGATATGTATAAAGGACCGGATTGGTTCACTGGTGGAGCAAATAATGATTTTTATACTGGCATTTATAGATAAAAAGTGTATTATAAACTAATAGCATTGCAATCCTATTACGGTTAAAATATAATATGACAAAAAAATATCCAAAAAGTGACGCCATTCCAGATCAATCTTTAGAGGGCGAAGAAGCTTACGTTACATGGGGTGACGATTTAACTTCTAAACAAGAAGCCTTAAGTAAATCTTCAGAATCTATGTCCGAATATACTGCTATCGAGCATACTTCTGGTTCAAGACGACGAGGTTTAGATTATTCTAATCTAGACAGTAATACATCTGGTCGTCCTGGCTTGACTAAACTCGATTATGACTTTTTTAGACCAGACGAAGCTGTGCCTAGAAAAGCTAAAGCCATTCTTAAAAAAGCTGAAGATATTTATCAAAGAGTGGGTTTGGTAAAAAATGTTATTGATCTCATGGGAGATTTTGGTAGTCAGGGTATTCGCATTGTTCATCCTAATAAAAGAATTGAACGCTTTTATAGAAAATGGTTTGAGAAGTGTGGAGGGAAAGAAAGAAGTGAAAGATTTCTTAATAATCTTTACAAAAGCGGTAATGTTGTTGTTAATCGTCAAACAGGTAAATTGACGTTAAAGACAGCCGAAAAAATGTACAAGACTAGTGCCAACGCAGATCTACTCATTGATAGTCTTGATGATACTGATGTAGACAAAAGAGAGATTCCTTGGAAATATACTTTTATAGATCCTGTATACGTAGAAGTCTCAGCAGGCTCATTATCTTCTTTTGTTGTAGACAAACGATATGAATTAATTTTACCAGCAGCCTTACGTAAGACTATTAATTCTCCTAAGAGTGATGCAGAAAAAGAAGTAGTAGCTCAATTACCTGATGAGATTTTAGAGGCAGCTAAAAGCAGAAAGAACTATCCTCTTAATCCACAAAAGGTAAGAGTGTTCCATTACAAGAAAGACGATTGGCAAAGATGGGCTTTCCCAATGATCTATTCTATTATGGACGATATCACTGTAATCGAAAAATTAAAGCTGGCAGATATGGCAGCATTAGATGGAGCCATTAGTAATATTCGTATTTTTAAGTTAGGTAGTCTCGAACACAAAATCGCCCCAACCAAAGCAGCAGCAGCAAAGCTTGCTGGTATTCTTGGTAATAATGTTGGTGGAGGCACAATGGATTTAGTTTGGGGTCCAGATATTGAATTACTGGAAAGTAGAACTAGTGTTCATCAATTTTTAGGTGAAGGTAAATATACTCCTCATTTAAATAGCGTTTACGCTGGCCTTGGTATTCCTCCAACTCTTACCGGAACATTTGGCGCTGCTGGAACTACAAATAACTTTATTAGTTTAAAAACCTTAACACAAAGACTCCAGTATGGTAGAGATGTATTAGTTGAGTTTTGGGACCAAGAAATTAAATTAGTACAAAAGGCCATGGGTTTTAGAAAGCCTGCCAAGATTGAATTTGATAGAATGGATCTTAGTAATGAGGAAAGCGAAAAATCGTTATTGATTCAATTATCAGACAGAAACGTAATCTCTGACGAGCTATTACAGAAGCGATTTGGCTTTGATCCTGAAATGGAAAAGATTCGACTTAATAGAGAAAAACGAGAAAGAAAGTCAGACAGAATGGTTCCTAAATCCAGCCCATATCATGACCCACAGCCAGAAAACTCTCTCAAGAAAATAGCTTTACAAAGCGGAGTAGCCAGCCCGAGCGAAGTTGGACTAGAACTAGATCCAAAGAAAAATGGAGAAAAAAGTTCACTCGAAATGCGGCAAGCCCTTAAACCAACAAAGTTGGCAAAAGACTCGAAAGAGTCTTTGCCTGGTGAACCGCAGCAAGGTAGACCTAAAAACTCTACCGATCAAGAGAAGCGAAAAGAACGCACTTTTAAACCGCAAACGGGAGCGTCTTTATTACTCTGGGCATCAGCTGCGCAGGACACAATTAGCGAAATAATAAATCCAGTATTGCTTGATTTCTATGGGAAGAAAAATCTCAGAAGTTTAGCAAGTGATCAATCTAAAGAGCTTGAAAATATTAAAAGTAGTATACTTTTCAATAGCACACCATTTTGCATAATAAATAAAGAATACGTTCAGGGAAAAATGAATAATTTAGATAATCAACACTTGACGACTTATAGTGTATGGTTAAGACAGTTGGCTTCCGAACTAAATAAAGATCTTACTGTAGATGATCAAAAGCAGGCGAAAGCTTCTTTTTATTGTTTACTTAAAAATTAGAGGTAAAACATATGATAATTTATCCACAAGAGACAGATGATGGTTTAGCAGAGAAAATTTCTGCTTCTACTACTATCTCTTATGCGTCTATTGTTGAACCAAGCGAGGTTGAGCAGAATCAGATTAAGACAAAAACATTGGCTGCTGTCGATGATGCTGATTTATATTATGTTCAGTCTATATTGGTTAGTTCATCTTGGAATAGAAATGATGACGTTTTTGATAGAGCTGAAGTTTGGGCTGCTCGCAAGACACCCGAAGACAAACCCACGAATCTAGAACACGATGAAAATACAATTATCGGTCATATAACATCAAACTGGCCAATTGATAATGAAGGAAAGGCTATTGCTGATGATATTGGGATGGATGAACTACCAGAGAAATTTCATATAGTCACTGGATCAGTTATCTATAAGGCATTTAGCTCACCAGAACTGAAGGAACGAGCAGAAAAATTAATTGCTGAAATCGAGAATGGCACAAAGTATGTAAGTATGGAGTGTTATTTTAAAGGTTTTGATTATGGATTAACAGATAAAGCTAGCGGAGAATATAAAGTATTAGCAAGAAATGATAGTACAGCATATTTAACAAAGTACTTAAGGGCTTATGGTGGACATGGCGAACATGACAACTATAAGATAGGAAGAGTTTTAAGAAGCATTACTTTTAGTGGTAAGGGATTTGTTAACAAACCAGCCAATCCTGATAGCATTATTTTTAATAAGCGATTAATTGAAGATTTGTTAGATAAAAAAAATGACAATTTATTAAAATCAGGTGTAATAGAAAATAAGCCCACAATACATACAGATACGGAGAATATCGTTATGAGTGAAAATATCGAAAAACAAGTTGCAGAAATTAATGATAAATTAGACTCTGTTTCTGTGAATTGTGCAGACCAGGTAGCAGAAGCGAAAGCAACTGCTTCAGAACTAGAACAAACCAATCAAACATTAGAGGCTACTATGAAAGAAAAAGATGAAATGCTTGAAGCAAAATCAGAAGAGTTAGAATCTTTAGCCAAACAGGTTGAAGAAGAAAAAGCTGAAATGAAAAAAGAAAAAGAAGAAGCTGAAAAGAAGGCTAAATCTGAACTCGAAGAAGTAGTCGCTAGTAAAACAGAACTAGAAGAAGCTCTCAAGGCCGCACAGACTTCTCTTGAAGAAGCCAACGAAGTTATCGCTGGTTACAAGATGAAGGAAGAAGAAATGGCCAAGAAAGAAAAAATGATGAGCAGAAAAGCCAATTTGGTTGAAGCGGGTCTTGATGACGATGCTGCTTCCGCTGCTGTTGAGCAATTTGAAAGTCTCGATGACGAGGCATTTGCATCCATGACTTCCCTTCTTGCTACTATGAAGCCTGCACAGGCTGAAGAAGTAGAAGCTGAAGAAGACGCTGAGGCAAAGATGCCACCAGCTCTTAAAGAAGCTTTAGAAAAGAAGAAGAAGGAAGAAGAAGGCAAGGCTTCAGAATCAGATGAACTTGAAGAAGCTGAATCTGCTTTGGAAGAAGTAGAAGCTGAAGAAACCGTTGATCTGAGCGTTGGAAACGACGAATCAGAAACTGAATCAGCAGAAGCTAGTGTTCGTTCAGAACTTGTTGAATTTGTAAGTGCTAGACTCGGTAATACCTCAAAATAAGGGAGATAAAAACATGGCTCTTAAACCAGATCGTATCGAAACTCAAACTGATGTTTCATTTTTCATGAACAATGCTACCAGCTCTACTATTGAGCGTGGTGGAATAGCGTCTCTAACAGCTGGTGGTGGCTCTGGAGTTGCTATGGACGATTCTGCTGCTGTTGTATCTTATGTTACAGCTACCAGTGGAACCGAACCTGTCGGCGTTCTTTTAAATGACGTCGTAAACATTGATCTCACCCGTCAGCATATTAACTGGCATAAGGATGAGGTTCAGGGTGGTGGCAAAGTTACTTTGCTACAAGTTGGTCAAGTCACAACTAATAAGGTGACAGGTGCAATTGTTGCTGGTTCTCCAGCTTATCTTGGTGGAAGTGGCCTGTTTAGTGCTACAGCCCCAAGTGACAACCTCACCGAAAACGAGAACTATCGCGTTGGTAGATTCTTAAGTTCTAGAGACTTAGATGGTTATTGCAAAGTAGCAGTTAACATTGCCTAAATAAAAAAAGGGAGAAAATAAACATGTCAGCAGAAACTAAAGCATTTCAACCAACTCCAGAATTAACTGATCTTTTAGTTAAATCCGGATCACAGCACAGAGAGACCTCTCTAGCTGCTACTGCAGAATTTGCGAAAGCTCTAGAGCAGCCACTCCGTCAAGGTGTACTTAGTGGTAACATCCTCGATGGTATTTTCGAGCCAATTCAATTGGCCGCAAGTGCTACTCCAGAATTTCCACTTGATTTCTTAGCCCCAGGTACAGAAAAGGACTTTGTTGCCTATACTATACCTAATCATGGCTATATTCCAGAACGTCACGTCGAAGGCGATTACGTCATGGTTCCTACTTTTGATATCGGTGCAAGCATTGATTATCTCTTAAAGTATGCCCGTGATGCTCGTTGGGACGTAGTCGGTCGTGCAATGGAAGTCCTTGAGTCTTCCTTTGTTAAGAAGATGAATGACGATGGATGGCATACGATTCTCGCCGCTGGCGTAGATCGTAACATCGTTGTTTATGATAGTGATGCAACAGAAGGTCAGTTCAGCAAGAGACTCGTTTCTCTTCTAAAGACCGTCATGCGTCGTAATGGCGGCGGCAACTCAGCTTCCAACAATCGTGGGCAGCTGACTGATCTTTATGTCTCTCCAGAAGCCATGGAAGACATTCGTAATTGGGGTGTTGATCAGGTCGACGAAGTTACTCGTCGTGAGATCTATACAGCTGCTGATGGTTCTGTCAACAGAATCTTCGGTGTCAACCTCCATGACCTTGATGAGCTTGGTGCCGGTCAAGAATACCAGTTATTCTATGACAACACCCTCAACGCGACATTACCAACAGGTTCAGCTTCTGAGCTTGTAGTTGGTCTTGATCTTCGCAAGAGAGACAGTTTCATCATGCCAGTTCGTGAACCAGTACAGATCTACGAAGACGATACACTTCATCGTCAGAAGAGAGCTGGCTTCTACGGCTGGGCTGAGCAAGGCTTTGCTGTTCTTGATAACAGAAGAGTCCTCCTTGGCGCTCTATAATCTATCTTTATAGATGTTAATTAAGGGAAGCCGCACTTTTGTGCGGCTTTTTTTATAAGCTGATGTCTGGTGTACTAAATAAATATAACACTATAGAGGTATTAATATGGGTGCAAGTCAGTACGATTTTACTATTGAACAGGGTTCATCATTTAAGATGTCTTTGATATATAAAGACTCAAATGGGGATCCTATTGATATTTCAGGATGGTGCGCTAGATTAACTTGGCGTACTAGTTCAAATGTCACACAGACTTTTGATAGTGCTAACACCAATAAAGCTTCTTATGATTTTAATTTAGAGGGTGCTTTAGGTAAAATTAATCTATTATTTCCTGCTAGTACTACTAATGGATTTGATTTTAATAATGCTAAATATGATCTAGAGCTTCAATCAGATGAATTGCATTATACTCAGGGTGGTAAATATGTAACCAGATTATTATTTGGTACAATAAGTATACAGAAGAGATTTAGTAAATCTACTACAGCTTTGGAGTGTGATTTATAATGAGTGATTTTACTCTAGAAATTTCTGATGTCACTACCACATTAGAGATAGAAACTTCTACAGATGATAATACTCAAAGTTTAGAAGTAACCAGTACGGTTGTTGGTGGTGTTGACATTCAAACTGGATTTTCTTCGACTGTTAGTTATGCTACCGAAGTTGTTGGATTGGGCAATTACATAGTTAATAATATGCCTATTGCACTTAGTGGAATGGCAAGTATTGCTGGTAGTGGGACAAGTAGTCCTTTAAATTTTTATCATGTAGTAATTGATGGTGGTTCTCCGTAATTATATAATATAGGATAAATACTATGCCAGTTAATAATGTAATTAAATTAAGAAGAGGGACAGATTGGAGTAGTAATCCTGTATTAGCACAAGGTGAACCAGGATTTGATACTACTAATAATATTTTAAAAATAGGAGATGGAACTACAGCATGGAGTGTTTTAAATCCTATAGGCAGTGGATTAGATTATTTACAATCTCACCCTAATATTTCAGCAGCTAGTTCATCAAATAATAGTGGTCGTACATATATACAAGATATTTTGCTTGATAATAATGGGCATGTTATAGGTATTACTACAGCTACAGAATCCGGTGCTGTTACAGAAACTAATGATCTATCTTCATCTGTCACTTGGGTTAATGTACCAGATGCTAATATTACGGAAAGCTCTGTTATTCAACATAGTGGAGCATTAAGGCTTACAGAATCTCAAATAGTAGATTTACAAAATTATTTAACATCTTTTACTGAGACAAATGATCTATCTTCAGCAGTAACATGGGCTAACGTTCCTGATACTAATATCACAGCAAGCTCTGTGGTTCAACATACAGGTTCTTTACAAATTAAAGAGTCTCAAATAGTAGATCTACAAACTTATCTCACATCATTTACTGAAACAAATGATTTATCTTCAGCAGTTACATGGGCAAATGTCCCAGATAGTAATATTACCCAAAGCTCTGTAGTTCAACATACGGGTGCTTTACGTATAACAGAATCACAGATAGTAGATTTGCAAAATTACTTAACTTCTCATCCTACTATAGGATCAGCTGCTTCTTCTTCTGATAATAGTGGTAGAACTTATATTCAAGACATTTTATTAGATAGTAATGGTCATGTAATAGGCATAACTACAGCCACAGAAACTGTTACAGATACTAATACAGAATATACAGCAGGAACAGGACTATCATTATCGAGTACAGAATTTAGTGTAAATCCTGATTTAATTAATAGTAGAACTGAAGTAACTAGTACAGATTCAGATTATTTATTAATTTGGGATGCGACGGATTCACAACTTAAAAAGGTGGACGCTGGTGAGTTTAGGGGTGGAGGAGATATTGTAGATGATACTACTCCTCAGCTCGGTGGAAATTTAGATATTAATTCTAAAAATGTTACAGGAGCTGGCCATATAGATATAACTGGATCAGGTCATTTTTCTTCTTTGATTAGGGCTGATAGTTTTATTAAGGATGATGGAACATCTAGTCAGTTTTTAAAAGCTGATGGAAGTGTTGATAGTAGTACCTATCTTACTTCTTTTACAGAAACCAATGATTTGTCTGCTGCTGTAGTATGGGCCAATGTACCAGACGCTAATATCACTGAAAGTTCAGTAGTTCAACATACTGGAGCATTCAGAATTAAAGAGTCTCAAGTTGTTGACCTGCAATCCTACTTAACATCAGAAACATTTACATCTGTTGTTCAAGACACTACTCCAGAACTTGGTGGTAATCTAGATGTTAATGGTAAAGACATTATAGGTTCTGGAGACATAAGTACTACAGGTCATATTATACTACAGGAAACTATGCCTAATCATTGTGGTATTCAGATTAAAAGTAGTGGCGATGTTGATGGTGGATTACACATTGGTTCTTGTAGTGATGCTAATGGGGTTCCTAATGCAATGGGACTTCGACATAGTAGTATGGATGGCAGTAACGACTTTATGATATGTGCGAATACTGATGGCGCTACGTTCGTCAGTGCTAAAGATACTAAAACTTTGACTCTAACTGGTGGAGGTAATGACTCAGGAGCAAGATTACGATTAAATACGTCGTATGGTTTTAGATTTAATGAAAATAAAAATGCTTCTATTGATTTACGATATAGTGGATACAATGAAACTAATTTATTTTATATAGATTCTAGTACAGATAGTATTGGTGTTGGGACAGATTCTCCAGCTCGTAAATTACATGTTGTTGGTGATATAGAAATCTCTGGCACTATTTACCAAAGTGGTACAATATTCCAAGGAGGCGGAGGCGGATCTACTTTAACAGAAGAACAGGTAGAAGATTTTGTCGGAGGTATGGTTACGGGTAATACTGAAACAGGTATCACTGTAACGTATCAAGACGCTGACGGAACCTTAGATTTCGTAGTAGCATCACAGACAGATGAAAACTTTACTACAGCAGACCACAGTAAATTGGATGGTATAGAAGCTAGTGCAGACGTTACTGACACCGCTAATGTTACCTCTGCTGGGGCATTAATGGACAGCGAGTTAACAGACTTAGCTGGTGTTAAAGGAGTCACGATATCTACATTACAAGTGAAACCATCTGAAGGAGCATTCGTTGATGGAGACAAGACAAAGTTAGATGCTATTGAAGCTAGTGCAGACGTAACAGATACAACAAACGTTACTGCTGCTGGTGCTTTGATGGACTCCGAGGTTACAAATCTGTCACAGGTTAAGGCTTTTGATTCTTCAGATTACGCAACTGCTGCACAAGGCACTAAGGCTGATAGCGCACAACAGCCACCGTCTGAAGGAGCATTTGCAAACGGAGATAAAACAAAGCTTGACGGCATAGAAGCTAATGCTACCGCTGATCAGACCGATGAAGAAATACAAGACATCGTCGGTGCTATGTTGACAAGTAATACCGAAACAGGGATTACAGTAACTTATCAAGACGCTGATGGTACTATTGACTTTGCTGTATCGTCTCAAACAGACGAGAATTTTACTACAGCAGATCACAGTAAATTAGATGGCATAGAAGCTTCTGCTGATGTAACTGATGCAACTAATGTTGACGCAGCTGGTGCTGTAATGAATAGCGACACTTCTACTGCAAGCATGAGTTTTGTAGTTGATGAAGACAATATGTCATCTGATTCAAACACTAAGGTTCCTACTCAGCAGTCAGTAAAAGCCTATATTGATGGTGGTGGTTTTTTAACTGCTCATCCAAACATTAGCGCTGCTGATTCTTCTGATAATAGCGGCAATACTTTTATTCAAGATATTACACTTGATAGCAACGGTCACGTTACTGCTTTAACTACAGCCACAGCTAGTGCTGGAGGTGGCGGTGGTATAGGAAATGTAGTTGAAGATACAACACCACAACTTGGAGGTAATTTAGACCTTAATTCTAAAAATCTTACAGGTACTGGTCACATAGATATAACTGGTTCTGGACATTTTTCCTCTCTTGTCAGAGCCGATAGTTTTATTAAAGACGGCGGGACATCTAGTCAATTCCTAAAAGCCGATGGTAGTGTAGATACTAATACATATTCTACTACAGACACACAACTTACCGAAGAACAGGTAGAAGATTTTGTTGGCGGTATGCTTACAGGAAATACAGAGACAGGAATTACTGTTACATATCAAGATGCTGATGGGACCATAGACTTTGTAGTAGCTAGTCAAACCGATGAAAACTTTACTACAGCAGATCATAGTAAATTAGACGGCATAGAGGCGAGTGCAGACGTTACAGACACAGCCAATGTGACTAGTGCTGGTGCTCTTATGGATTCCGAAGTTACAAACCTATCTGAAGTTAAGGCTTTTGCTTCATCAGATTATGCCACCGCTGCTCAAGGAACCAAAGCTGATAGTGCTCAACAGCCTCCGTCTGAGGGTGCTTTTGCCAATGGAGATAAAACTAAGCTCGATGGTATTGAGGCAAGTGCAGATGTCACAGATACTGCTAATGTTACCTCTGCTGGTGCGTTAATGGATAGTGAGCTCACAGATCTTGCAGGCGTTAAAGGCGTTACTATCTCTACCTTACAAGTCAAGCCATCAGAAGGTGCGTTTGCTAACGGAGATAAAACTAAGCTCGATGGTATTGAGGCAAGTGCAACAGCGGACCAGACAGACGAAGAAATACAGGATATTGTTGGAGCAATGCTTTCTAGTAATACTGAGACAGGTATCACTGTTACTTACCAAGACGCTGATGGTACTATTGATTTCGTTGTCGCATCTCAAACTGATGAGAACTTCACCACTGCAGACCATAGTAAATTAGACGGTATAGAAGCTTCTGCAGATGTGACTGATACAGCCAATGTTACCTCTGCTGGAGCGTTGATGGACAGTGAATTGACTGACCTAGCAGGAGTCAAAGGGGTTACCATTTCTACGTTACAAGTCAAGCCTTCGGAGGGGGCGTTTGCTAACGGAGACAAAACTAAACTTGATGGAATAGAAGCTAGCGCCACTGCCGATCAAACAGATGAAGAAATACAAGACATTGTCGGGGCTATGGTTTCTAGCAATACTGA